CACAGTATCTGCAAGACCTGTCTTATCAAGTATGTTACTCCTTACAGACAAAGCCCCTTTGATAGTAGGCATTATCCCATGCAAGTAAGCTGATGTACCTAAGTCTTTTATCTGAGTAGCTGCTGATCTTAGCTGGCCTAGTGTAGCCATGTACCCTATATCTTTAACTGTACTAAGAGTGGAGTTCATAGCTTGCTCACCCGTAGTGAACCTAGACCGAACTAACGCATTAAGATCATCAACCTGTGTATCACTTATTCGCCCTCTCTTCCTCTCTTCCCCTAGTAACTTGTAAAACGTAGCGGCTGGATCACTTTTCTTTTGTACAAGACCTTTACCCAATAGTTCAGTCTTACCAAAAGCCCTAGTTGAAGACTCAACATACGATAGTAGAGAAGTAGCAGGGTCTTCATAGTATTTCATTAACTCTGGGGGAACTTCGTCAACAGTACGTTTAGCCTTAGCACCACCTAGAACTCTAGGGTAGGCTATGTTAGCTGCTTTTGTAACAGCCTCAGTCATTCCACGTTCAGATATTTCTTGAATAGTCTCGACACCTTCCTTCACCCGTATCTCTTCTATTCTCTTGTTCAGACCTGACAAAGCTGCTGGATTTTTTCTACCTAACTCAGCACGTAGACCATCTAAATCTTTAACCTTACGAGGGAAGTAATTAGTAAGGGCTTTGTAGTTATTACCTACTATCTTCTCAAACTTTTTACCATCAGCTTTCATCATCTTATTTAGTTTTGCTAACTCAGCTTTACCACCCTTAGTCATTAGTTCTGTAGCAGCTTTAAAATTCCTATTCATTAAGTGGTTGTGTATAGGAACCAACTCTGACTTACTATACCCTTGCAATGATTTTACAAAAGGATCAATGTACTCTTTCTTTCTTGTGGATAACGCAACAGCTTGCTTCTCTTCAAATGATCTAAGCACTTGCCATATCTTTGGTGAGTGTTCTTTTATACGAGAAGAGATACCTTCAAACCAATCACTGGTAGCTTTAACTTTAGCACCAGCCTCTTGCAATTGAACTGACTCTTCTAGTGTAGGAGTTTTTACTGTTCTATTAGCTAACCCTTCTGCTTTAAGGACATCCTCAGCAGTTAATCCTGTACGTTCAAGAGCAATTATTTTAGCTTCTGCTTGTGTAGCACCAAGAGATATGTGATGTGAGACATAAGTATCTACATCGTCTATTGCTTTGTTAGCACCTTTAACAGCAGCCCTAGAAGATAGCTTTGCCCCTACTTTATTGAACACATACCCACCAACAGGAGCCAGTACAGCACCAGCAACAGAGTGTAGTCCTGCTTCTACTGGATCAACAGAACCCTTGTTAAGTAACTGGTCTGTGACTGAGTAAGTGCCTCCTATAGCACCGCCAATAGCAGCCATGCCTTTGTAGGTAGCACCTACAGGTAGAGCAGTTGTGGGATCAAACAACATACCTGCAACATTACCAAACGTACTCCCTTCAACGTCACCATAATCTGCTTCTATCTTACGCGCCCTTTCATCTGTTATCATCTTACGTCTTTCATCAAAAGAAGCATCAGCAAATCCTTCACCATATATTTCTTCTGTTGATTTGTAACCTAGGCCATAACCATCCTCATCACGATAGGTAATCTCAGGTAGAATGCCAGTAACAGCACCCATAATATCACCTGCCTGTTGAGTCCAGCTTTCACCTTCAACAAAACCTTTACCAAAGGATGTATCTTGCTCTTGCTCTACAGGTGGTGACATATCCTGTGATAGTTCATCCCATGTAGGAGCAACAGAGGCTGTAGTATTTTGTGATAGTTCATCCCATGTAGGAGTCGCCATGTATGTTCTCCTTACAGCGTAATTATTGGCTTAGTCTTATCTGTTTTATGTCTAGCATATTGCTTACCATTATAAGTAATAACTTCATATCCAGCAGGTACTGTACCAGCAGCAGAAGACTGTGAAGCAGGGGCATCAGCAGTAGGAGGATTCCAATCATCATCAGCTAGTCCAAACCATCCACCATCTGTTATATAATTAGCCTGTGCCTCACGCGTTGCCTCAGCCAGTGCATCATTAGGTCTCATTTTATTATCACGTTGTAATGATTCACTCCGATTAGCAATCCACCTAGCAGCAGAGTTTTTATCTTTTCTACTTAAGTCAATACCAATCCTATCCATTTCAACAAGAGCCTCATCAATATTAGTTCCAGTTATATTAAAAGGATTAATGCCACTGGTATCTTTTATTGTAGACCCATCAGGTAGAGGAATCCATGATCCATCCTTACGATAGGAAGGTACACCATCCACTACATAGCCTACTAATTCTTTACCATCTGGTGTCATGTAAGTCTTCTGACTTGATACGCTTGGTGCTTTATTCTCTAAAGCCTCCATGTCCCTAGCCTGTGCATGTAATGCCATAGCCTGTGGATAGTCACCATTCATCATTAGTTGTTGAGCAGCCGCACGTAAGCCAGCAACAGTGGTTAAGTCAGCCCCTTGCATACCTTGTTGTACACTAGCAGCCTGTGCCATGTCAGGGGTCTGTAAACCAAAGGCTGAATTAATACCAGATGCAGCTAAACCGCCACTAGCTGCACCAATAGCATAGTCAGCACTCATACGAGATGCGTTATCAACACCTTGCTGTACACGATTCTGTTGGATCACATTAGGATCCATACCAAATAAACTCATTACATCACTAGCCATAATATTCTCCTATCGGTAGTTAGTATACATATTATTAGGATACCTATTATTAACAGGTGACGATGCTGCTGTACTGCCTCCACTAGGCGACCATTGCCCTAACGGAGACGACATAGCGTTATAACTTCCTATTCTATTCTGACCTATAGGAGTTTGACCATACTGTCCGTATGTTGTCGCACCAATACTTGGGCCACCACTTCCATAAGTAGGATACATACCGCCACTTCCCATAGATGAATAACTTGACATTCTATTTTGTCCTGTTGGCGTTGCCATGTATTGAGAGGTTGGTACTGTAGGTAGTTGACCACCTCCACCCATAGAACCTAACCCAGTACCAAAGTTAGTTAAAGTACCAGCCATAGATTGTCCTCTACGTGCTTGATATTTTGCTGCTTCACTCTGACCACTAAGATAATTTTGCATAGCATTGTTATTAGCTGCTGATTGCTGTGAGCCTAGATCACCACCTAATCCTATCATAGCCATAGCATTAGCATCCATGCCTTGACCTTGACTGAACATACCTGTACCTAGGTTAATGTCAGCAGCCCTTTGTTGCTGTGCTTGATTAAATGCGTTGTTACGATCAATAGCATCTTGTTGTGCAAAAGCCCTAGCAAAACCATAACCATCTGGACTCATCATTCCAGAACCTGCTGCCCCTCCTAGAGCCTCACCTCCAACCCTAAGACCTCCAGTGCCAGCACCAAACATACGATTACCTAACTCGGTAGCCTCTGCCATTCTACCGCCAGAACCTATGTCACGTTGGCGATTGTACATATCTGATGCTAGATCATCATAACTACCACCAGCCCTATTTAGGGCAGAAGTACCTAAGCCAAACATCTGTTCTTGCTGCGCTCGGTAACGAGGATCCATTGAATAGGATGCTTGACCATCATTAAAAGAAGCAGTACCAGCACCAGAGGTTACGCCATATGGTTTATACTGTCCTCTTTCCCATGCTTTTTCACCAGCCGCAGACATTCTATCTTGGGCTTCACCTAATTTTCTTTGGGCCTGATAACCACCTAGTAGTCCTAACCCTGCTGATATTAAACTCAACATTATGATGTCCTCTTCCACATATATACTACGAGATATGGTTGTAAGTTATTGTGAGCCGCACCGCCTCCTGCGCTTCCAGTGTTTACACTCCCGTCATTAGGCTGGTTAGATGCAAATATATTTACATGACCATCAGCACCCCTTGGGCCATACCACCCAGAAGTGTGACTGTGAGAAGGTATCTGAGAAATTGTTAATGTTTCTGTAGCAGTACCTCCAGTAGCACCAGCAGTGTATCCACCGCCAGCACCTAGAAGTACCCTGCCTTGCCCAATAGCTGACCATACACCAACACCAAGTAATGTGTTAGGATTGGTAGACACTACTGATGTGTATATGGATCCTACAGGATAAGCCAGAGCATTAACTACGGCTGATGTGACTGCTGGTATTGCTGCTATGGCTGTAGTAGCATAAGCTGTAGTAGCTAGTTGTGTACTGTTAGTAGCTGCCGAAGCTGTTGGAGCAGTAGGTACACCTGTTAATGCTGTATTGTTAATGTTAGCTTTAGTAGCTACAGCTACAGCAATAGCATTGTACTCATCGTCTATCTCTGTACCTCGTACTCGTTTAGCTGCTGTACCTGCACTGAGGCCATCCTTAACAGCAAAGTTAGTTGACTTAGTATAATTACTCATTAGTTAGTTCTACCTTGTTTAACATAAACGTCAAACTTTTGAATTGATAATTGATCACCATTAATGTAAGCCTCAAATCCTAATTGAATTACACTCCCCTGACCACCTACTGCAACCTTAATACGATCTGTTAAACCACCACCTGTAAACTCTGCAATGTTATACTCAGCAACATCGTACTCAGACACAGCACTTTGTTTAATTGTTCTATTATAGGATCTAGGTTGATCAGTGTAATCAGTACCTACCTTAACAACAAAGTTCTGACCACTACCGCCTATAACAGTTACACCTACAATCTTTAATATTTTATTAACTGTAGGCTGATCAAAGTCAAAGTAGTTTGTACTGTAGGCCATGTAGTAAGATGTTCCATTGTCTTGAAATCCACTATACTTAGCTATTCCATTAACTAATCCTAGATAAAGAGTACCATCGAAAGCAGCTAGACCACTTAGTATATCAGTGTCCACCCACTTAGTTACTCGTAGTCCACCATTCTCTAGTCTACCTCTAGTATCAAAACAATAGATAAGTTTAGAACTAGGGAACAGTAATAAGTAGAAAGCATTAGCTGCTGAATAGATTGCAGTTACATTTTCAGTAGAGTATGTATTAATAATCTTTACTAGATCATCACGTATGTTAACAGACAGGTCTGCTAAGGGGTTAGATTTCTCTTGTATGACACGATTCAAAGACCGTAACCCTGAGTTAGCTAGGAAGTAGATGTCGTCTCCTACGGCCTGTACGGACTTCTTAGACACACAT